AACGCGGTTTCCGATAGATTTTGAACCATGGTACCTTGACATGTCGCACAGGGTGAGGCATGGAGTTTCACGGTGCGTTTCAGACGGGAGATCCGCGCTTGTGGTTCAGCATTCGATAGGTTCCGAGAGCCTGATTTCCCAGGTGGCGGTGCTTCCTGACTTCGAAGGGAAAGGGTACGCAGGCGGATTGCTTCGCAGAGTCTGCCGCGCCCTCGGTGGAGAGATCCAGGTGATATGCGAGGACAGGCTCACGGGATTTTACGAAAAATTTGGATTCCGGCACGCGGGGTATAGGTACTGCGCGGCGAGGATCCGGGAGGAATAATGGAAAACGGCAATACAAACTGGTCGCAGTCGGTGACTGCAGTTGTGATACATGAGGGAAAGGCACGGCAAAACGTGTGTGCTTCTCATTGCCCAGTTAAAAAGTGCTATCTGCTCCGTAGTTTCTCCACGTTTCATATTCTGCAATTTCATACTCTCCCCCTCATTCTTCCTCAATGGTATATTCTCTTTTACGCCGCTTGCAATCTTCCAACATGGCTTCTAAAATCCCCACTTCCTCTTCATTCAGCCATGTATAATATTTTTCAATCATCTTTACGGCATGAAGCTTCCGGGCATTTTCTTTTTCCTCTTCGGTTGTGTCGGTATCTGACACATTGGCTTCCCTGGTTTCCTCTTCCTTGGTTTTTCTGCCTTTCTTCTCTTCGGTCATTGCCCTTATTTCTTCCGCACCCACTCCACCTTTGCTTTCGGATGCCTGGGCAATCTCTTTTTGTATTTCCTCGTCTGCCTTTGATGCTTCCAGGGCTGCCGTAATGCCCATATTGCCTTTCTGGAACTGCTCTTTTACTTCCTGTGTGGCGTTTCCGTCTATGGTGTTTAAGTCCCTTATCTTCGGCACTGTTTCCCCCATGGCCGCCGCCACATAGTCCCGGACCCTTTCCCCGGCTTCCAGAATTAAAAGCCCCTCTTTTCTTGCCTGGGTCAAAACCTCTTTCCATTCTGCCGCCTGTGTCATAAGGTCATAGTCTGTCATTTTTCTGTTAAACGTATTTCCTACCAAAAGGGCAATTCTAAATTCTGTTTCTGTCATCTGCTTATATCTGCATTTGACTGTTTCAAAGGCTTCTTTCCCCTCTGTCACAAGAATATTTAATGCGGCCATGCGGCGGTGTCCAGAAATAAGCCAGTATTCCCCGTTTATCTGCCCTAAAACAAGTGGTTCCTGCAACCCGTCCATTTCAATTCCTGCCGCAAGGTCTTTCAATCCGTCCATGCTGTATTTATTATGTTTTGTCACAACAATGTCCCGGATGCCTAACGTGATTTCCTGGTATTCGTTGTTTTCCCCTGCTGCCGCTTTGGTTGTTGCATTCATAAGGTCCATGATGTTAAATGCCATTTTTTCTATCTCCTTTCCTCTGCTGCCAGATGCCCAAACTTTTGCACATATTCTTCCGTAAACGCTTTGTAATCCTGGGCGGCTCCACTCCTTACACTGTAATGTGTCGGTGTCTGCCTGTAAAATGTGGCATCCTTGGCCTTTTTGGAATGTCTGATTTTACACTGGAACACATGACAGCCGCTTTTTGTTCTCAACCACCTTTCTGCCGCTTCGCTTGTATCTGATTTTTCAAAATCTGTAATGAGTACCCCGGCAATCCTGGCCTTTGGATTTAACGCCCGTATCTGGTTTATCTGCTCCACCAGTTCTTCCAGGCCGTCCAGGGAATAGGCATCTAAGCGGACGGGTATTATAATTTCATGCGTTGCCACCATAGCATTTATCACATTCATTCCTAAATCCGGCGGATTGTCTATAATGCAATAATCATACTGCCCGGAAACTTCATGCAATGCAGATTTATAACGGTCATGCTGTGCGTGTTCTTTATCCGCCTTTATTTCCAATTCCGCCAATTCCATGAAATAATTACACGGTACAATATCCAGATTTTCTTCTTTCGTGTCCCGGATATTCCCAGTAATCCGCCCCGTCTTAATAATCCGGCACGCTTCCGCTTCCCTCTCTCCGTTGTACACTCCAAACATTCTGGATGTATTTCCCTGCTTGTCATTGTCAAACAATAGAACCCTGCTGCCTTTGCGTTTTCTCCGCCGGTCCCCCTCTGCCAACAATTCAGCCAATGAAACGGCGGTTGTGGTCTTTGCAACTCCGCCTTTTAGGTTGATGACTGATATAATTTTCATGTTTTTGTTTCGCTCCTTTCGCTTCAATTCCGCACCATACGGGCGTATATGTAAAATGCCGCATTGATACCGTTGTATTTAACCTCTGCATCCAGAAATTCATATCCTGGATATGCCTTTTCTAACTGTTTTTTTAATGTGTCAAAATTCTTTACCATTCGTTCCACCTGGCTTTTTTTGAATTTTGAATAACTTCGCTTTGGTTCCGGCGGCTTTTTGAGGTTCTTTGACGGGCACCACCTCTTTGTCCCATGTGGGTTTTGTGTGATATATGTTGCCAGTCCTGTAAGTAAAAATTTATCATCCGGCATAATCCGTCTTGTGTTTGGTCTGTCACACTTTCCCCATAATTTTTCTAACTGGTCCCTGTCTATTCCGTCCCCAGAAATCAGAATGTGGAAATGCGGACGCTTGTACCCGTCAAATGCCAGGATATAAATATACTTTGCATTTTCCAATCCTGCTTTCTTTCTCCTGCGGTTGATACGCTTAATGAAATTCGTTATGTCCTTTCTTGCCCGTTCTACGCTGTCCGGCAAACAATCATCATTCCACCCAAACGTGGCCCAAATATCCCCTTTCCCAAAATTGATATTTGCCAGGCGTATGATGTACCGCCTTGCGTTCTTGTCGTTTAGGTTGCTTTGTGACGGCCTGGTTTCTCTCTTTTTCTTCGTCACTGGCATATCCGCTTTATTCGTGAATGACGGATACACCTGGGCTTCCAAAAGGGTTGTTCCACTCTTTATGTTCTGGGACTTCGTTGTTGTTGTGCGATAAAGGCACGCCACCTTTCCGTCTTTCATCAACTTTTCCAATTCCCATTCTTCTAACTTCTCGCATTGCTTCTGGTATGCTTCCTCATAATCGTAATTATCATAAAAGCGTTTCTTCATAGTTCCCCACCTTATGTAAAAACCCTGTTCCTTTCCCTGCCCCTTTCATCCTCTATATATCTAAATAAAAATATAGGTGTCTGATATGTTAATACCCATTACAAGGACGGGAACCGCCGGGCTGTGCCTTAATAAATCAATCCAAAAAACATTCTTCCAGGGCTTTTTTGATGACTGCATACCCTAAAAGTGTAAATGCGGCCGCCAGTCCTGCTGCTACCACCACAATTAAAACAATCATCCAAACCATATTCATAATAGGCTCTTTCCTTTCGTGCAATTTCTTCCCTATATATAGTTGAAACCGCTTTTATTCTTCTATATCTTGTGTTATAATGTCTTTGTTAAGTTCCAACCCGGTTGTTTTGGTTCCCCACCTCGCAACCGGGTTTCGCTTTGTCTTTATGCTTCTGGCAATTCTCCATATAATTTTTCATAGATTCCCGTTGCATATCTCATTAAAAGGTTTTTCGCTTCCTCTTCTTTTATTGCCTGGCCGTACTTCATGCCGTAATCCTCTTCATGTGTCAAAAGCCAATTCCCTTTTTTAGATTTCCATAACTGGCACGCATATTCCCGTCCCCTTTCCTCTCCTGGGTACAATGCACGGGTCAATATAGTGTCTACTTTGTACCACTTCTTTACCTCTGCAACCATTTCCATGTTGTCAGTTTCATATTTCATTCCGTTTATTACAAATTGCATTTGTTGTCCTCGCATTTCCAATAGTATTCATTTATAATCAGCATTTCTTTTGACATTAAAAGTGTCACGCCTAAAGGAACTGTTAAAAGTGCAATCGTGGCATCCCCGTTTAATATCTTAACTGCCACCGCCGTAAAAATAAGAATTGCCACCCCATACAGTTTTTGGGTCAGAAAGTATTTTTTCTTTTCCCTCTTCTCTTTTATGGCTTGTTTTCTTCTTTTTTCATGTTCCACCGCTTCCAGATACCCGGCCATGTATGCTTCCTCAATCAATACCTGGTCCGGCCCATTGCTTACCCTCTGCAATTCTGCCGTCATGTTAAGTTTCCTCACTTTCCTGCTACTGCGTGTTGTAGTTATCCACAATATCCACAACGCTGTCCATAATGTTTTCTAACTCTTCAACCCTCATGGCCTTGTCATCAATATAAAAGTCTGCATAAATCTTTCTTGTGTCATTGCCCCACCGCTGTATCTGCTCCGGCAATGGTGCGTTTACAGCATCAAATACAATTCCCTGGGCCTTGCACCATTCCACTGCCGCTTCCAGTTCCTTTCCGTCCCTGCTTGTCCATAAAATGATTTTATGACCGGATGCTTTTAACATCTTTACCGCCGCCACAACCTTTTTGCGTGGTCCTATGATTTCCGGGAACCTGGTAACGGCCAGTGTGCCGTCAAAATCCACCGCATAAACCGCCATATGTAACCGCCTTTCTACTGCCCGTATTCTTCCATGCTCTCTTCTGTTTCTTTGCTTGGCATACTCATTTCATATTTCAGCAGCATGGCCGCCGCCTGTACCATTTCGCAAGCGGCATCTATGGCCTGTCTGTAAATTGCCACTGGCGTTGTTTCCTTATCTAGGAAATGTGCTATGCTCTTTCCCCGTACCCGGTCCCACATCACGCCCATGGAAGATTTCACATTTTCCATGGCTTCCTCTGCTTCCTCTATTTCTTCCAATGTCACGGCGTACCCCTCATGTGGGGAAGAAAAAAGCGGAAAAATTGCATTTGCTCTGTTAAGTTCCGTCTGTGCCGCCGCTTCAATTTCTTTTCTTAACTCATTCATTGCCATTTTCCGCACCCTCGCTTTCTTCCTGCTGCCCCTCTGCTTCTTTCAATTCGTGGGCTTCCTCTTCCTCGTCATCTGTTTTGGTGTAATTGCTTCCGTCCTCGCAATTCCTGCAAAGGTCCATATCTATGCGGACAGGCTTACAATTTCCACACGTCCGGCAACTCCAACGGTCCCGGCAAGCCGTTTCCTCTGTGTCCTGTTTTTCCTTTCCTTTTCCAAAATCAATTCCCATGGAAATTACAGGCATATGTCCCATTGTTTCCACCGCTTCTTTTACTGCTTCTTTCATACGTTCTTCGTTTTCTTTCTGGTTTGCTTCCATGGTCTTTAATTCATCCATGCGGTTCTGTGCCAGGGTGTCAATAATGCGGTGCATAGATGCCGCCGCACTTTCCACGCCATTTTCTTTCGTCCACGCTTCAAAAATAGAAACTGCCGCCCCTGTCATCTGCTCATATTCCGCACCAAATCCCGTGCTTTCCTCTTCTGCTTCCAGTGTGTTTTGAAATTCCGGCTTTTCCCCGGTAATCATTGCCTGTATATAGAAGCCCGGTACATCTGCCTTTACTGCTTTTTCTATCAATTCCGCTTTTGCGGCTTCCCTCATAAGGTTGTAATATTCGGTGTGTTTCATTTCCACCATTCCGTCTGTTGTAAAATTATCCATAAATCCCATGTGTTTTTTCCTCTCTTTCTTATCTGTGAATAGGTGTGTCAAAAGAATAAAGCGGCTTTTCTGTTGCTGCTGCATCCCTGTTTTTGTAAATCAGAACTGTAAAATGTTCCTGCCCCTCTTCGTCTGGCCCCCGGTGCATCACTGCTTCAAATCCAAAACGGGCGTTTAATCTTGCCCCATAAATAGTATCTGTCAATTTTGCTACTTCCCGGCTTCCCAGTGCCACGCCGTTTTCTGCTAACTGTTGCCACCTTTTAAATTGCTTTTCCAGATATTCTAAAAAATCCGGCTCCACAACCCCATTTATCGGGGCATTTCCTTTCACTGCTTCCATGTTCTCTTTCTTCCTTTCCCGGTCCTGGTCTTTCCTACCCAGTCACGCCGTTTATTTATTTTTTTGTAACGCTCCAATATCGCTTTTACTTCTGGCATATCCAAAACGTGTACTTCCACTTTCATTTCCGCCATGCTTTCACTTCCTTAAATTGTGATTGTGTGATAGATTGACATTTGCAAATCACTAAAGTTATATTCCGGCGTTTCCTCTGGCTGTAATGGTTTCATAAGTCCACGCTTTTGCCATTCTTTGTGCCGTATTTCCGGCACCGCCTGGAACCTTTTAACTTCCGCACTCAATATTTCCTCTTCAATGTCTGTGTGTTCCATTGATGCTACATACCCGGCATAAATCAGTGTTTTTCCCTTTTTTATCTGCAACCTGTCTGATGATTGTAAAACCCTTATAATATCCTGTGTCTGCATCAAAATCCCCACCCGTTCTTCTGTAAATAAATAACCGCACAAACAAAACCGCAAACCATAACCATTCCCAGGATGCCAAATGCAAGGCGGCGTTTCTTTGGGCTGTCATTTGCTCCCAGTGCGTACATTATCGCCGTCCCTGCGGCTCCTAAATATGTAACGGCTCCCAAAATAGCCACCAGGCCAATGATGCCCATAATCAATAATTTCCCCATGTTCTCTTCTACCTTTCTAAAATGTGAAGCCAACGGCCAACATATAATTTCCTAACATGATTGATAACTGCAAATCCTTTTCTGTTGGTTCCCATACCAGTGCAACGGAAATTCCAAATTCTTCCCGTTCCTCTGCTGCAAAATAAAATCCGCTTTCTTCCACTCTTATTCCTCGCTTTCTGCTTTCTTTATCCCTATAAAAACACGCTCCGCACATGGTACGGCTATGCTGTTTCCCAGTGCCATATAACGGGCATTGTCGGACATTTCTTTGCCGCTTGCCCCGTACCTTGTCCAATAATCCGGGAAGCCGTCCAGACGTTCACATTCAAGCGGCGTAAGGCGGCGGACCCGGTATTTAACCGCTGCGGCAATTCGTTCCATTATCACGGCAAGGGTTTCACTTCCGCCCCCTGCTACCCCTCGGCTCTTTTTCAATGTGCCCACGCCCTCTTTAAACTCTCCATAACCGCTTGCGTTATATGCTACAACGTGCCTGTCTGATGTAGTTAAGGTTGGACATATTCCCGTATCGTCAATCCCTTTTCCGTTTCCGCCGGCCTTGTTGCTCCTGCCAATAATGTTTCCTATAATTGTGTAAGTAGGAAGTAAATACAATCCCGTTTTCCCACCGCCACCCCCGGCGTTTCCCATAAACGTTACGCTTGTTTTGGCGTTTATGTAAATTCTGTCGGCGGTGCGACCAAAATCTAATTTCATTTGTCCGTCTGCGTCCTCTGCCATTCCTCTGCAATCCGTTCCAGTAAGGCTATTTTCAGAATTACCGGAATTTCCTTGTTCCTCTGCTCCGCCCTGCGAATGATACCCCAACACGCTTTCGCACTCAAAAAGTATTTGTCCGGCACGTCCGCTTCCAAAATCGCTGACAAGGTAGATACGTTTCCTACGTTGGGGCACTCCCCAAAATTGAGCATCAAGCATCCGCCATGCGGTACACTGAACCGCCCCCCCTGCTCTCTCAATTCCAACCATTCCGGCATTTGCCCATTTTCCACTTTTAGGCATTGGAATGTTGCTTTCTGTGATTTCTTCCAGGACCCGGCGGAAATCTTCGCCTTTATTGCTTGAAAAAGCCCCGGCCACATTTTCCCATATAATGTATTTTGGATATTCTCCATTTGTCTTTTTCCTCATTTCCCTTACTATCCGCACCGCTTCCATAAACAGGCCGGAACGGGCACCGTCAAGCCCCTTTTGTCCCCCTGCAACGCTTAAATCCTGGCAAGGGCTTCCAAAACTGATAATGTCAACCGCCGGAATACTTCCCCCGTCAATCTCGGTAATATCTCCCAGGTTCTCCGCATCCGGGAAGTGCCGCTTTGCTATCTCTATGCAATTCGCTTCAATCTCGCTTATCCATACGGTCTTTATTCCCTGCCGTTCTGCTGCCAGTGGAAAACCTGCGATACCGTCAAAAAGGCTTCCCAGTGTCATGTTAAGTTCCTCGCTTTCTTAATTCTTCATTTTCATGTATGCCACTTTTTCTTCCTTAGTAAAGAAAACCACCCGTGTTGCTATTCCTGCATTATCCAGTTTTTCTTTTATATTTCTGGTTTCCATGCGGTAAAAATTTTCTCTTACACTTCCGCAAGGTTCTGCATAGTCCAACGGCTGTGCTTTTGTGTCCAAAAGGTCTTTTAAAATCCTGGCTGTGGTTTCTCCATACTGCCGGAAAACTCCCCTTTCAATAAATGTTTTTTGCCAAATAAACAATTTGAACCCCAGGGCTTTTTCCACCGCTTCCAATTTTCTTTCCACATCCGGGTCCGTGCTTAACGGTCTATATATCCAACTTTCCTGCTGCCGTATTGCTTCTTTCTCTGGTTTCTTTGTTTCTCCTACCTCTTCAATGAAAATAAGTGCTGAATACTCAACCTCGTGCCCCACAATTTCTTTCCCTCTCATTTTAGGAACTACCGCCGTTTTGTACTGCGTGCATACTTGCTGTAAAAATGGTGCTTTTGAGTTTTCAAACTCTCTGTTTATTTTTTCTGCCAGTCCGTCTATTGTGGTATCTCTTAATATTTTGGCTTTCATGTTAAGTTCCTCGCTTTCCTGCTACTGTCTTAAATCGTCCTCTGTGCTACCTCTGCCCTGTACGGTTCGCCGCCACGCTTTATTTCATTGTAAATAGTCGCTCTATGCACGCCCACCGCTTCTGCAATCTCTGTAACCCTTGCCCCGGTTTTAAGCATCTTTTCAATCTTTTCCCTATCTGCAAAGGTCAGTCTTTTGTTTCCTTTTCTCATGTTTTCCACCTTTCTTTCTGTTTTTTTTGCAATAAAAAAAGAGTGCAACAAGAGTTTTTTATTTCTCTTGTTACACTCTCTCGATTTAATTTATAAATCAGATGCAACAACTTATTTACTCTTGTTGCATTTGATTTTACAACTTACCATATTAAACCATATTTTACCATTATTATATGGCTACTTTACAGCTTTTCCACACCTAACATAACAGTCTCGCCGTTGATGTTCCACTCTTTGGTGAAGCCCTTCATCTCACCTAAGTGGATGTAATCAGCCATAACCTCGCTCTTGATCTCATCTGCGTTGTTCTTGATCAGCTCAGCGATCTTGTCGTTGCCGCTCTGGTATACGCCGATGTGGTCCATAACCTCAAAGCCAGCTTCCTTACGCATGGTCTGGATCTTGCTGATCACTTCGCGGACAAAACCTTCTTCGATCAGTTCAGGAGTCAGGTTGGTATCCAGGACAACAGTTACATAGTTGTCTTCTTCTGTTACATAACCATCTTTCTTTGCTACATCGATCAACAGGTCATCCTTTGTAAGAACAACTTCCTGTCCGTCAAAGTCAAAGGTTAATGCGCCGGTCTCATTTAAAGTATCCATAGCAGCACTTCCGTCTAAGTTGGTCAGTGCTTCACGGATCTTTCCTAACAGCTTGCCGTATTTTGGTCCTACGGTCTTTAACTGTGGCTTAAATGTATAGGAAGTGAAGGCTCTTACGTCATCTGTAAAGGTTACTTTCTTTACATTTAACTCTTCTTCAATGATCTCTACATAGAAATCAGATAATGCATGGTCTGCCTTTACATACATCTGGGCGATTGGCTGACGGTTCTTGATATTTGCTGTATTTCTGGCTGCACGGCCCATAACAACAGTATCCAGAACTTCT